CGCTACCAGAACCGCCGCAGGAGGTTAACCGTGGCTAACCTGCAACTTGCCGTCAAAGGTGAATACTTCGATGCCATGATTCGCGGGGAGAAAACGGAAGAGTATCGCTTGTGTAATGACTACTGGAATAAGCGAATTATGTTCCGGGAGTATGACCGCCTGATTATCACAAAGGGATATCCGAAGCGCGACGACTTCAGTCGCAGAATTGACGTCCCGTATAACGGATATGAAATAAAAACAATCACACATCCACACTTCGGTGATAAACCGGTAAAGGTATACGCGATAAAGGTAAATATTGATGGCTAAATCAGCAGCAGAGCGCAAAGCCGCTCAGAGAGCCAGACAAGCTGCATCTGGTGTGCGTAAGCTGGAAATTGTGCTTGATGCTCAGGAAATTGAAATGCTGGAGCGTAACTGTGCTACGCGTCGCCCCGGGCGTGCGCCTTACGAATTTGGTGAGTATATAGCGTTACTGATCCGCCAGGATGATGCACGCGTGCACGGGCGTATAAAATCGATCAGCAGAAAACGTTGCGGTAAGTGCGGCGAGAGAGTTCCAGTTAATTCATGCCCGTGTAATGGTGACTCGCAATGCTGGGTGACTAAAGGCTGGCATGAAACGAAATTAATAGTGTGACATGTTACGAGTAGATTATGCATGATGAATTTGATGGGTTTTGAATACTGCCGCCAACTATGGCGGCTTTATTTTGCATGGTACTATTACCACAACGGTAACTATTACCACGGTGGTTATGATGCCTGCTGAACCTAAAACCTATAAACGCAAATCAACGCAATTTAAGCCGCTCACAGCAATGCAGGAGGCTTATTGCCAGTCATACATCAAAACGCCTGAAAACCAGACTCAGGCAGCGATTAACGCAGGATTCTCCCCAAATACAGCGGCAGTTAAAGCCAGTGTCATGATGCGCGATGAACGCATTCAAAAACGGATTGCCGAGTTGATGGAGGAGCGCAACAAACGAATGCGCGTCAGTGCTGATTACGTTCTCATGCGCCTGGTGGAGATCGACCAGATGGACGTGATCGATATCCTCAACGACGATGGGAGCCTTAAACCAATCCGTGAGTGGCCGAAAATCTGGCGCACTACGCTTAGTGGCTTTGATCTGTCATCGACCATCATGAACATGAACGAGGATTCGATAGAGACAATCCTCAAAAAAATTAAATGGCCTGACAAGGTGAAGAACCTCGAACTGATTGGTAAGCACGTCGACGTCAACGCATTCAAAGAACGCCTGGATGTTAATGTGAATGTGACAATTGCTGATCGCATAGCGGCAGCCAGGAAGCGACTCAAAGAACGTCAGGATGGTAATCAGTGACAGATACAGCGTTATCTCCTGAAGAGCAGTTGATCGAGGATATTGCAGGGTTCACTCACGATCCGCTTGGCTATGCCCTCTATGCGTTCCCGTGGGGGGAAGAGGGGACTGAATTAGCACATGCCACCGGTCCACGTCAGTGGCAGGCTGATGCGTTCCGAGAGATACGTGATCACCTGCAGAATCCAGAGACGCGCTATCAGCCGCTTATGCTGGCACGCGCTTCGGGTCACGGTATTGGTAAATCCGCATTCATCTCAATGCTCATCAACTGGGGCATGTCCACTTGCGAGGATTGTAAGGTCGTGGTGACCGCCAACACCGACAACCAGCTACGAACGAAGACCTGGCCGGAAATTATCAAGTGGTCGAACCTTGCTATCACGAAAGACTGGTTTACCTGTACCGCTACCGCGATGTACAGCAATGACCCTGGGCACGACAAGCGGTGGCGAGCTGACGCAATCCCCTGGTCTGAGCACAACACTGAGGCATTCGCCGGACTACACAACGAGCGCAAACGCATCATCGTGGTATTCGATGAAGCGTCGAACATTGCGGATCTGGTGTGGGAGGTAGCAGAGGGTGCGCTGACGGACGAAGACACCGAAATCATCTGGGTGGCGTTCGGGAACCCGACGCGTAATACCGGACGTTTCCGCGAATGTTTCCGCAAATATAAACACCGCTGGAAAACTGCGCAGATTGACAGCCGGACGGTGGAAGGCACTAACAAACAGCAGTTGCAGAAATGGGTTGATGACTACGGGGAAGACAGCGACTTCGTTAAAATCCGTGTGCGCGGCATATTCCCGGATGCATCTGAATTGCAGTTTATCCCTACCGGTCTTACTGATGAGGCAATGAAACGGGTGGTAACTGCTGCGCAGGTTGCACATGCTCCGGTGATAATCGGCGTTGACCCGGCATACTCAGGCGTTGATGACGCGGTGATATACCTGCGGCAGGGGCTGCACAGTAAGGTGCTATGGACTGGTAACAAGACCACCGACGATCTGATTATGGCGAAGCGTATCGCTGACTTTGAAGACCAGTACCAGGCTGACGCGGTATTCATCGACTTCGGTTACGGTACCGGTCTGAAGTCAATCGGTGACGGCTGGGGGCGTACATGGCAACTTGTTCCGTTCGGCGGTGCGTCCACTGACCCGCAGATGCTTAACAAGCGTGGGGAGATGTTCAACTCATGTAAGACATGGCTGAGGCTGGGCGGCATGCTGGATGACCAGGAAACAGCGGACGACCTGTCGGCGGCAGAGTACAAAGTTCGCGTGGACGGTAAAATCGTTATCGAACCGAAGGAAGATATCAAGGAGCGGCTTGGGCGTTCTCCTGGTAAAGGCGATGCGCTATTGCTGACGTTTGCTTTCCCGGTGTCGAAGCGCCTGCGACTTCCCGGGCAGCAGAACCAGCAAGGCAAGGCCATTACAGATTACGATCCCTATGCTTAATCCGCTGGAGGGGATAATGACGAAGATATCCTCTGGCGAGGATAAAGCAAATCCAGTCTATGAGCTGGCTGTTTGTGACATGTCACGACATCAAAATGCATCGAATTCGTATTTCATGATTCACAGCTTAAAAAAATGCCCGGCGAACCGGGCGAACTGGAAGCGATGAGTTATGCCTTCCGTGGCTGTACGGGTTTACAGCATGAAGTCATCGCAATGGCGTCCTGCTGTAAAAAGGGCGGTGATAGTCCTTCAAGGGAAACCATCACCGCCAAGCACCTGGAACTTCTGGCATCACGGTCCTTAGGCGTGATTCTGGCGTGGCATGCAGGATTCGAACCTGCGACCAACCGCTTAGAAGGCGGTTGCTCTGTCCGACTGAGCTAATGCCACAACGCTGAGAGCACTTAGCCTGTTAAGGCACCACACTTTGTTGCGGCTCCATAAATGCTCTCATCGTTGTACCCTCGTCTCTTCCGAGGCGTCACACCGAATCGCCAGGATGGTGAATCCCCGTGCGCGGAATAAAACCGCTCGACTTGCACATTCCGGCTACCTGGTTCGTTTGCCCGAGCAAGGGAGGGTGCCCCTTAAACGTATCCAGACCGCTATCGGCGCATGTGCCATACGCCGTACTGCTCAAAATAAAAGCTCACTCCACCTGTTCAATTTAACGACAAGCCAGTCAGGTTAGTAACCGGAATGAACTTTTTGGTTACCTTAAAGGTAATAATTCGTGCGTTAAATGTCAACCATCTACGATAAATAAATCATATGTGGTTAAATTGGTAATAATTTAATTGCGTACGGAGTCATTGATATGTGCATGGGTAGCTCACCATCAGTGCCTGCAACACCAGAAGTTCAGGCAGCACCACAGGAGCAGGATGCCGCCGTTGTTGATGCCCGCGACGAAGAAACACGTCGCCGTCGCGCTGCTGCTGGTCGTAGTTCTACGCTGCTTACCGGTTCTCAGGGCGACACATCAACCGCTAATACCAGCGGTAAAACGCTGCTTGGTCAGTAACCGGAGTCATTGAAATGGCGGAAACAACTAAAGAGCGATTGAACAAACAGTTCGCACAACTTGAAAGCGAGCGTCAGTCGTTCGAGCCGCACTGGCGCGAGTTGAGTGATTACATCAACCCGCGTGGTTCCCGCTTTCTGACTTCTGAGGTCAACCGTAACGATAGACGCAATACACGAATTATTGATTCGACCGGGACTATGGCGGCGCGCACTCTCGCCAGCGGCATGATGTCAGGCATCACAAGCCCCGCGCGTCCGTGGTTTCGCCTGGCTACGCCAGATCCTGAAATGATGGATTATGGCCCTGTTAAGTTGTGGCTTGAGGCGGTGCAGAACCGCATGAACGATATGTTCAATAAGTCGAATCTCTACCAGTCTCTTCCGCAGTTATACGGAAGCCTCGGCACATACAGCACTGGTGCAATGGCGGTACTGGAGGATGACGAGGACATCATTCGCACAATGCCATTCCCTATAGGCAGTTACTACCTGGCTAACTCACCTCGTGGCAGTGTGGACACCTGTTTTCGCAAGTTCTCTATGACTGTTCGTCAGCTTGTTCAGGAGTTCGGGCTAAATAACGTCAGCGAATCCGTAAAAAGCATGTGGGAAAGCGGCACCTACGAGAAGTGGATTGAGGTGATGCATTCGGTTTACCCGAACATTGACCGCGATACATCGAAGCTGGATAGCAAGAACAAGCCATTCAAATCGGTTTATTACGAGGTTGGTGGCGATAACGACAAGTTGTTGCGTGAGTCCGGATTTGATGAGTTTCCAATTATGGCTCCGCGCTGGGAAGTTAACGGCGAAGATGTTTATGGATCATCATGCCCGGGTATGCTGGCGCTTGGATCTGTTAAGGCATTGCAGCTTCTCCAGAAGCGCAAGTCGCAGTTGATTGATAAAGCCACCAATCCGCCGATGGTTGCTCCGACTTCCCTCAAGAATCAGCGCGCCTCCCTTCTTCCTGGCGACATCACGTATATCGATCAGATTACTGGTCAGGATGGCTTCAGGCCTGCTTATCTGGTTAACCCCAGTACGGCAGATTTGGTGGCAGACATTCAGGACACTCGTCAAATCATTAACAGCGCCTACTTTGTCGATCTGTTCATGATGTTGCAGAACATCAATACCCGTTCGATGCCTGTTGAAGCGGTGATCGAAATGAAAGAAGAAAAACTTCTGATGTTGGGGCCGGTTCTGGAGCGTCTGAACGACGAATGTCTTAATCCTCTCATTGACCGCGCTTTCTCGATGATGGTGCGTAAAAACATGCTGCCGCCACCGCCTGACGCGATGGAAGGTATGCCCCTGAAGGTCGAATACATTTCCGTCATGGCTCAGGCGCAGAAGTCTATCGGCCTGTCCAGTCTGGCGTCTACGGTCAACTTCATTGGTCAACTTGCGCAAGCGAAACCAGAAGCTCTCGACAAACTCAACGTTGATCAGGCGATCGATGCATTCGCTGATATGTCTGGAGTGTCTCCAACCGTCATTGTTCCGCAGGAACAGGTTGAGCAGGCTCGCCAGCAACGGGCACAGCAGCAACAGCAGCAACAAATGATGGCGATGGGGATGGCGGCGGCACAGGGTGCCAAGACGCTAAGCGAAGCTAAAACTTCGGATCCGAGTGTTTTGTCAGCTATGGCGAATGCAGTTAGTGGTCAGGGTGGGCAATCACAATGACAGATTACGAAGACGATCAACTGAAAGAAGAAAACGCCCGTAAGCAACGTGACATGGCGCAGCGTGAAATTGATGACATTCGCTTTGTCATGAGCAGTGAACAGGGGCGTCGCGTTGTCTGGTCGGTGCTGGAGAAAGGCCGTGTGTTTTCCGCTATCTCACCGATGGACGCTATGGCAATGGCATTTAATGAGGGGCAACGCAATCTGGCGCTGGAACTGTTTCAGCGCGTTATGGCGCATTGCCCTGAACAGTATTTGAAGATGGCCAAAGAGGCCAGTGAACAGGAGTGATCATGAATTTATTTGAGCGTTTGCTGTATCGCCGTCTTTGCAATGAGCAACCAGTCGATGGTGGAGCAGCTCCGGCTGCGTCAGAACCGTCAGCGCCTGCAGGTGATAACCCTGCTCCAGTTGGTGATCCATCACAACAGGAAGGTGATAAGCCACAACCTGTTGCTGATGGCGATAAACCTGCTGATGACAAAAAGCCTGAAAACGATAAGCAGGATGAAAAAAAGGACGGCAATAAACCAGAGGGTGCGCCTGAGAAGTACGAGTTTCAGGCTGCCGAAGGCGTAGAGCTGGATACAGAAGCGTTGAAGGAATTCGAGCCGGTGGCGCGAGAACTAAACCTGACCAACGAGCAAGCGCAAAAGCTGGTTGATGCTTATCCGAAGATTCTGGCAGGTGTTCAGCAGCGCCAGGCAGAAGCCTGGCAGAAAACAACCGAGCAGTGGGCTGCGGATGTAAAAGCTGACAAAGAAATCGGTGGCGACAAGTTGATTTCTAACCTTAGCGCCGCACAGCGTGCGCTTGACCAGTTCGGGACACCTGAGCTCAAAGAATATCTGAACACCACCGGGCTGGGTAATCACCCTGATCTGGTCAAAACGTTCGTGAAAATCGGAAAGGCGATGTCTGAAGATGGCATGGTCACCGGTGGTAATGAAGGCCAGCGTAGTGCGGCCGAAGTGCTCTATGGCAAATAAGAGAGGAAATGACAATGGCTGTTAAAGGCTTAACTGCGCTAACGCTGGCTGACTGGGGTAAGCGCGTCGATCCAAACGGGAAAGTCGATAAGATTATCGAGCTTCTCGGTCAAACTAACCCGATCCTTCAGGATATGCCTTTTGTCGAAGGGAACCTTCCTACCGGACACCGAACCACCATTCGTTCTGGTTTACCTTCAGCTACCTGGCGTTTGCTGAACTATGGTGTACAGCCAAGCAAATCAACCACAGTGCAGGTCACCGATTCCGTTGGCATGCTGGAAACCTATGCTGAAGTCGATAAGTCACTGGCTGATCTGAACGGTAATACCGCCGAATTCCGCCTGTCTGAAGACCGCGCATTTATTGAAGCGATGAATCAGCAGATGGCGCAGACACTGTTTTATGGTGATTCCAGCGTTAACCCTCAGCAGTTTATGGGACTGTCCTCCCGCTATTCCAGCCTGTCTGCGGGTAATGCTCAGAACATCATTGATGCTGGTGGCACGGGTACAGATAACACCTCAATCTGGTTAGTGGTTTGGGGCGAAAACACCGTGCATGGCATCTTCCCGAAAGGGCAGAAGGCTGGCATCCAGATGGAAGATAAAGGCCAGGTGACACTGGAAGATGCGAATGGCGGCAAGTACGAAGGCTACCGTACCCATTACAAATGGGACAACGGACTTGCTCTGCGTGACTGGCGTTATGTTGTTCGCATTGCAAACATCGATGTCAGCAATCTTTCAGAACCTTCCTCTGCCGCAAATATTGCGAAGTTGATGGTTAAAGCACTGCATCGCATTCCAAATCGTGGCATGGGTCGCCCGGTGTTCTACATGAACCGCACTGTAGGCCAGGCTCTTGATCTGCAATCTCTGGAGAAAACATCTCTGGCGATCAGCGTAAAAGAGACAGAAGGCGAGTGGTGGACTTCATTCCGTGGTGTACCAATCCGTGAAACTGATGCGCTTCTGGAAACAGAAGCCCGCGTGGTGTAACGCCTGTTATTAACCTGTGGGTCGTAACAGACCCACTAATGGAGAAAGAAGATGATCACCGACAAACTGTTGATGTTCTCCGAAGCTCAGGCGGTTACGAATACCGCGGCTTCTACTGACGTAATCGATCTCGGTCCAATTGACGGAAAACGTCGTGATATCGGCGTGGGTTACCCGCTTGAGTTTTGGGCGCTGGTTAACACAGCCGCCGCGGCAAGCGGTGATGCAACTGTAAACATCCAGTTGCAGACGAGTGAGAATAACAGCTCATGGACCACTATTTATGATAGTGGCGCACTGGCAAAGACCGCCCTGACAGCAGATAAACGAGTTGTTTCTGCAAAGGTGCCTGCCGGTGTTCAGCGATATCTGCGTGTTAACTACTCCGTCGCAACTGGCCCACTAACGGCTGGCGAATTCACTGCTGGTATCAGTCTTGATGTTGATGCCAATACGCCGTATCCGATCCGCTCAAAAGTAACTGGTTAAGGTGATATCGATGTCAGGTGAGAAACCAAGATACCGCGTTCTGCGCCTCTCTCATATCCATAACACTCTGTGGCCGGAGGGGGCAGAAATCGAATACGAAGGTGAGCCTGGTAGCGCACTGGAACCTGTTAACGATGCAGCCAGACAGGCAAAAGCAAAAGTTGCAGGAAAGGTGTCAATGGCAGCAACCAGCACCAAAATCATCAACGATGTGTCAGATGACGGTGAACTGGATAAGCTCCGTGAAGAGTACGAATTGCTCTTTAACGAGAAGCCACGCCATAACGCCAAAGCCGAAACGCTCCGCGAGAAGATCGCAGATAAGCGTAAAGAACTGGGCGTGTAAGCCTCGCGAATCAGACAAGGGGCTTCGGCCCCTTTATTGCAGGAGTGTATATGGAACTCGTAAACCTCAAAACCGGCACTGACAGCTACCAGGATGAGAGCGGAGAAACCAGAACTCGCGATGAATACCCGTGGGGGCTGTGCATCACTCTTAATAACGACACATTGAATAAGCTGAAGGCGCAACCTAAGGGCGTCGGAACGGAAGTGATGATAACTGCAAAGGCTGTTATTCGAGGCCTGTCTGCCAGAGAAACTGACGATGGCGTTAATCGCAGCGCCGATCTGCAGATCACTGATATGGCGATCGCTCCTGTTTCCGGGGATGTAGAAAAATCAGCGGCTGAAACTCTGTACGGTAACGGAGGTGAGTGATGGCCTCTGTAGTAGAGATCTGTAATCGTGCGCTGTCCAATATTGGCAACAGCCGCAGCATTAACAGCCTGACGGAAGCCAGCAAGGAAGCGGGGGAATGTTCGCTGCACTTTGAGGCCTGCCGTGATGCAGTGCTTTCTGATTTTGACTGGAACTTTGCTACCAAACGCGTGGCGCTTGCAGATACGAGCAATCCACCGCCTGACTGGGAATATGCGTACCAGTACCCGTCCGATTGTCTGCGCATTACTGAAATTATGCTTCCTGGTGTACGCAATCCAACAGCAGCAATGCGCGTTCAGTACGAAGTTGGTGCAGACACCAACGGAACAGGAAAGTTGATCTACACAGACCAGCCTCAGGCATGGCTCAAGTATGTCTCTCGCGTTACAGATGTGAACATGTTTGATGCCATTTTTATGGAGGCGTTGGCATGGCGTCTTGCGGCAGCTATTAACATGGCGCTGACTGGGAATGCAGACCTCGGTACGTTTGCCCTCAATATGTACAATCGCGTGATTCTTAGTGCTGGCTCGCATAGCCAGAATGAATCACAGGAACCACAGCCACCGGTTGACGAGTTTACCATTGCGAGGTTGTCCTGATGGCTATCAGTTGGATCCAGCCCAGCTTTGCCGGTGGTGAGATTGGACCGTCGTTGTACGGTCGTATCGACATGGCGAAGTACCAGGTGGCATTGCGCAAGTGCGATAACTTTATCGTGCGGCAGTATGGCGGCGTTGAGAATCGACCTGGTACGCGTTTTGTCGGTGCCGCCAAATACCCAAATCGGAAATGCCGCCTGATCCCGTTCCAGTTCTCGACGGTTCAGACCTATGCTCTGGAGTTCGGACACCAGTACATGCGCGTTATCAAAGATGGTGCGTTGGTGCTGAACAGCAGCAATGTTATTTATGAAATTGCCACGCCATATACTGAAGCCGATCTGTTCCGAATTAAATTCACGCAAAGCGCCGACGTGCTTACGCTGGTTCACCCGGCATACCCGCCGAAAGAGTTGCGCCGATATGCTCATGACAACTGGCAACTGGTTGATGTGGTAACGAAGAACGGGCCATTTGAAGATATCAATATTGACGAGTCAGTGACGGTTTATGCCAGCGCCAGCACCGGGACAATTACGTTAACGGCAAGCGCCTCTATTTTTGGAGCGGAGCAGGTAGGCAAATTGTTCTATCTGGAACAGCCTGCAGTGGATTCTGTGCCGGTATGGGAAACCAGTAAGAGTACGTCGATTGGCGATATTCGCCGTGCAGACAGTAACTACTATCGCGCCGTTACAGCAGGAAAAACAGGTACTTTGCGCCCTTCGCATACAGAAGGCACATCATGGGATGGCTGGGGCGGATCCGGTGATGATGATACTGGCATTGAGTGGGAATATCTGCACAGTGGTTTTGGCATTGCCCGTATCACTGCTGCAAATGGAACTACTGCAACTGCCGAGGTGATTTCCTATATCCCTTCGCAGGTAGTTGGCGAGGATAATGCCAGCTATAAATGGGCTAAATATGCCTGGAACAGTGTTAATGGTTATCCTGGCACTGTTGTTTATTATCAACAACGTCTTTACTTCGCCGCATCGACTGCGTTCCCTCAGACTATCTGGGCCAGCCGTACCGGGGATTATAAGGATTTTGGCAAAAGCAATCCTACGCAGGATGACGACAGAATTATCTACACCTATGCCGGGCGTCAGGTTAATGAGATCCGCCACCTGATTGATGTCGGTTCGCTGGTGGCACTGACTTCCGGAGGTGAGTACGTCATCACCGGCGACCAGAACAAAGTGTTAACCCCATCATCATTTGCATTCAGCTCTCAGGGATCAAATGGCTCGAGCAATGTCCCACCAATTGCCGTGGCGAATATTGCTCTGTTCGTCCAGGAGAAAGGCAGTGTTGTCCGTGATCTGGCCTACTCATTCGATGTTGACGGCTATCAGGGGAACGACCTGACCATCCTTGCCAATCATCTTTTTCAGAAGCACAGCATTGTTGACTGGTGCTTCTCTATTGTCCCTTACTCCAGCGCCTTCTGCATTCGTGATGACGGTAAATTACTGGTGATGACCTATTTGCGTGATCAGCAGGTTTTTGCATGGGCACCACAATCCAGTACCGGAAAATATGAAAGCACATGCAGTATCAGCGAAGGAAATGAAGATGCGGTGTATTTCGTCATTAACCGAACCGTTAACGGGCAAACAGTGAGATACATTGAGCGACTGTCCAGCCGTTTATTTACCAGTGATGAAGATGCTTTCTTTGTTGATTCTGGCCTTAGCTATGATGGAAGAAATACGTCTGACAGAACGATGACCATCACTGGTGGTTCTGGCGAATGGGATTACCGCGCGGAATATACAATCAGTGTTTCTGGTGGTGCGTACTTCACCAGTAGTGATGTCGGTGCGCAACTACAGTTCCCTTATACCGGAACTGATCCTGATACTGGCGATGAAGTGTCAAAAGAATTACGTTGCGACATTATTTCTGTAACCAGCAATACCGCTGTAGTGGTTCGTGCCAACAGGAACGTCCCGCCATCCCTCAGGAATGCGGCCACCACGAACTGGCAGATGGCGCGCCGGACATTTGGAGGCCTGTCTCATCTTGAAGGACAGACCGTAAACATTCTTTCTGATGCGAATGTTGAGCCACAGAAAGTTGTTTCCGGAGGTGCCGTCACGCTGGAATCTCCGGGGGCTGTAGTGCACATCGGCCTGCCAATAACTGCTGAATTCGAAACACTGGATATCAACATTAACGGACAGGAAACGCTGCTGGACAAAAAACAGGTGATCCCATCCGTTACTCTGGTTGTGAATGCCAGCCGCGGCATCTGGGCGACTACGCCCGGCGGTAAATGGTACGAATATCCACAGCGTGAATTCGAGTTCTACGATGATCCTGTTGATGACGCTACCGGAAAAGTAGAAGTGAAACTGGACAGTAACTGGGGCAAAAACGGACGTGTAAGAATCCGTCAGCTTGACCCGTTGCCGCTGTCTGTTCTTGCCGTTATTCCTCGCCTTACTGTTGGGGGATTCTGATGATCGATATTCGAATTATTCCCGCTACCGAAGAGCATCTTCAGATGATTTTGCCGGATGTTCGTCAGGCTGATATTGACGAACTGTATGCGGTATCGCTGATGACTACCGAAGATGCGCTGCGTGTTGGTCTTCGCACTGCGACTATGGCCTGGTCAGGGTTCGCGAACGGAGAACTGGTAACCATGTTTGGTGTATCTCCGGCGTCAATGATCGGTGGCAATGGTACACCCTGGCTGGTCGGAACCAGCCGTATTGAAAAATATCAGAAGACATTTCTTCGCCACTGCCGACCTGTATTGCAGCAGATGCTGGCAGTTTATCCGCGCCTGGAAAACTACGTCGACGAGCGAAACCATGTTGCCAAAGCATGGCTGCACTGGCTTGGATTCAGGCTTGAAGAAGCCGCGCCTTATGGTGCTCTTGGTCTTAATTTCCACAGATTTCACATGGAGAGAAAATAATGTGCGATCCGGTTATTGCTGGTGGCGCAATGCTCGCCATGAGTGGCATTCAGGCATACACCCAGTACCAACAGGGAAAGTATGCCTCGAAGGTTGCAGAAGCGAACGCAGATATAGCCACAGCTCAGGCAAATGATGCAATAAACAGAGGTAACGCTGAAGCTGAGCAACGGCGCAGAGAGACCCGACAGCGGCTTGGTACACAGGCGGCGACAATGGGGGCTACCGGCGCTGATTTATCTACAGGTAACGCGCTGGATATATTTGGCGACACTGCCCAGTTTGGCGCTCTTGATTCGCTGACGACGGTGAATAACGCGCAACGCGAGGCTTACGGTTATCAGGTTCAGGCTGCCAACTATAAAGCAGAAGCCAGTTCAGCCCGTAAACAGGGGAATGTGGGAGCAGCAACAACATTGCTCACCGCGCCTCTGAAGGCATACGGTGCGTACCAGATGTTTGGTGGGACGTGGAGTCCGTTTACTCAAAGCACTCCTGCGCCAATCGGGGCAGCAGCAGGAACCAGATTACCCGGAGGATTATAATGCCAGTCGTACCAACAGTATCCGGACGTCAGGTTGAGAGCCGTGGAGTTCAGTCAGCAGGCTTGCAGACGTTTTCTCAGCCAGGTATTGGTGATGCTTTTGTTCGGGCAGGGGAAGAGGCAATTGATGTTTTTGGGCAGGCAAAACAGCGTGCCAATATTGCCTTGGCTCAGGAGGCATCTCTTAACCTCAGTCAGATAAGCAGTGATTTGCTGAATAATCCTGAAACAGGATTGCTTAACCTGAAAGGGAAAAATGCTATTGGAAAAGGCCATGAGTATACGCAGCAGTTTGATGCTCAGGTCGAACAATTGGCTATGTCGCTGCCGGATGAACAGGCTCGTAATGCTTTCATGCAGCAGGCGCAGCAGCAGCGCATTCAGTTCACTACGCAGGCCGGGCGACACGAGATAGGGCAAATTAATGCCTACGAAGAAGGCCAGTTTCAGGCGACACTGCTGAACAATGGTAAAAATGCCGCAGCATTGTATGGCGACAACGCCGCATACGTATTGGCTAACAAGCAAACTTTCCAGCAAATTGAGGAGTACGGTGTTGCACATGGCTGGAGCGACGAGCAAATCCAGGCCAAGAAAATCGAGTTTAAAGAGAAGGTTGCTGATGCCGCATTGTCCCAGTGGTCGGCAAACAATGCGACCGCATTCATCCAAAGTAATGGCGAGTTAAGTGATACTGCTGCTGGAGCTCGCCGTGCTGTAGCAGATAGTGACTCTTCCGAGCGTGCCCGTGGCATACGCAACAATAACCCAGGAAATCTCGAATACAGCAAAACTAATCCGTGGGTAGGCCAGACCGGTGATGATGGTCGATTTGCTAAATTCGAAACACCTGAACACGGGATTCGTGCATTAGGGCGGAACCTGATGTCGTATCAGAGGCAGGGTATTGATACCGTCAGCGAGATAATTAATCGCTGGGCACCGCCTACTGATAAAAATGACACTATGTCGTATATCAAAGCAGTGTGCGAACAACTTGGCGTTTCTGCTGATGAGCCTCTCGATGCATCTAATCCTGATACCCTGAAGGCGCTTTGTGCAGCCATTATCCATCATGAGAACGGTAGCCAGCCATACAGTGATCAGCAGTTAACTGCTGGTGTCAGTGCAGCACTTGGTTTATCAACAATTCCAACCAACACCAAACGCTATACCGGTAATGCAGCATTCGATGCGGCATCTCCTGAGGCGCAGGCAAGTTTTATGCGACAGGCGGATCAACTGCGTCGGCAGCAGCAGGCTGAATATAAAACGATGATTGACAGCCAGGTTCGCGATGCGACAGCTGCGTATATGCGTGGCGTTGAATTTCCTAACCCACCTGGTGAGGCTGATTTTATTGCAGCTTATGGAGTCAGAGAAGGAAACCTGCGATATACCGAGTTCAGAAATACGCAAATCGCCGGACAGTATATAGGCTCTTTCCGCAACATGCCGACAAGCAGCATTACAGCATATGTTGAGCAATTACGCCCGGATACTGGTGAGACAGGGGAGGGTTATGCGGCACGAGCCGCTCTTTATGACAACGTTGTGTCGGCTGCAAGTCAGGTGATAAAGCAGCGACAGGCTGATCCTGTACAGTTCTCTCTTGCCGCCGGACAGGCAAAGCCTATCGACATGAGCAATAAGGATAACTTTGGACAGAGCGTTGCCTTGCGTGCTGCTCAGGTCAGTGACATTGCTAAGTCATATGGCACTCCACTGACGTTCTTTTCCAAAGATGAGGCCAATCAGATCGGTGTTTTCTTTCGTGATGCGCCCGTTTCCCAACAGGCAGCATATCTCGATACCATCAGGCAGAGCACTGGTGGTGGGCAGGTGTATATGTCAGCACTACAGCAGATCAGTGCCAACGCTCCATCTGCTGCCGTTGCCGGGATACTGATGGATAAGCCAGGTGGTATTTTGGCAGAAAAAAACTGGTTTAATCCGGATGTTTCCGTGTCTCCTGAAACCGCTGCGCAGACAATTCTTGCTGGCGCGGCGGCTCGTAAAGGTACTGATGACGCGAAAGGTATTCCGATGCCTAAAGATGCTGATCTTCGCCTTGAGTTTTCTGACATGGTGAAGGATGCATTTGCTGGTGACGCTCAGGGGGCATCAATGGCATACGAGATCGCAAAGGATTATTACGCTGGTGTGATGGCGAAAAAAGGCGTGGTATCAGGCGAAATTGACAATGATGTCTGGAAACAGGCTGTTAACGTAGCTACAGGTGGCGTGCATGACTATAACGGAATGGGGAATGTCCTTTTGCCGTGGGGAATGTCTGCAGAGCAATTCGATAAGCAGGTTAATCAGGCTTGGAATGAACAAGTTGTCGGCTCCGGGATAAAAACACCGCCTGGTCAGTATGGTTTGCAAAGTTACGGCGATAGTCAGTACCTGGTGAAACTTGGTACTGGTTATCTGCTGAAAGACGATGGTTCTCCCGTTGTTCTTAATCTGACACAGAAGCGTCAGAGATTCTCCGGAGATATTCCTCAATGAGTTACTTTGGCCTTAATCCAGTAAACCAGAATCAGCAGCTTGACGAAGCAGCATCAAATCCAGCTGGCTTTAACAGCGATGTTGGTTTTTTCGACAATGCTGTAGGAGCGGCATTGTCTGGTTTGTACTCCGGGCTGGTGGCAAAGCCAGATCAGTTGCTATGGGCAGGGATGGATAAAATCGTATCCCCGATTGCTCAGTTTGTTAACGAAAACACCTCGCTCAATGACACTTCAGTTTCATACATTGCTGAGCAGAGAAAACTAGCAGAGCAGCAGGTTAAGCGGCTGACGCCTGATGCCGCGACAACCGGAACCGCCGGGCAGGTTCTTTATGGGTTGTTCGATATGGGCGGGCAGGCTGTTGTCGGTACAACGCTCGGTGGTCCGGTCGGAGGTGCTGCGGCGGTAACTTCGCTACAGGGTTTTTCTGAGTTTGAACGGCTGACAGCACAGGGTGTTGATTTCAGGACGGCGCAGGAAGCGGGATTAGTGCAGGGTATTACTGCTGGTGCCGGAACACTGATCCCTATGAGCCTCGGGTTACGTGCTGGTGGTGCGCTGGCGGAAGGTGTGGCGGCTCAGCTTGCGCGGACGGGTGAAAGTTCAGTGCGACGCGCCGCAGCAACAGCAGTACGTGCAACGCCAGATATTGCCTATGCCGCAGGTACAAATATTGCGTTCGGTATGGCACAGCGTGGGCTTACTGCAAAAACGCTTCGTGATGGTGGCTATAGCGAAATGGCTAACCAGTATGATGTGTTGGATCGACAGGCAATTGCTATTGATGCTGTTCTTGGGGTGGCGTTTGGTGGTGTCGGCAGATTTATTAACTCTCGCGGCGAGTCTACAAGCGCACCAAATTTTTCACCAGTTGATATCGATGCTGCACTGGCGGCGAATGCCGCTCATCATGCTGAAATTGATATTGCTCCCGGCGTTCCGATCAACGTGCTTTCGCGTAATTCGCACATTCAGGCTCTGCGAAAAGCCATGTCTGATGTTAGCCAGGGGAGACCTGTAGACGTTGCCAGCATTGTTGAGTCTGCATCTTTCAGTGAAATTCCTGGGCGCAAGAGTCTGCTGTCTCAGGCAGTTAATGAGGCTCTGTCATCTGTAGATGATGGAGTAACGGCGCGCGCTATAGAAAATCGGTTGCTTGAAGAACAGGCCGCGCAGCTTTTGCCGCGTGGCGATAGACAGGTTTACCAGTCTGAAATCGCTAATAGCCAACGAATTATTGAAAATCTCACTGAACAGCGCGCACAAATTCTTGCAGAAGAGCCAACCGGTAGCGGTAAGGCTTTATCTCGTGCTCGATCAGATAAACAGGCCAGACTTCGCGATATTGACCAACGAATCCGGCAGGCACAAGAACGCCTGGAATTTTCTCGTAACGCGTTTGCACCGCATGAGCCTGGCGGTCAGTTTTTTGAAGCTCGAGCAGAACTGGCTCGGAGACAGCAGGCAGAAAGTGAACTTAATGCTCAGGCTGTTTCATTCTATAAAACAGCAGAGGTCAGGACGCCAGACGAAGTAGCTCCTTTTGAGCCTGATAAAATATTGCAACAGGCAGAACAAAAAATGATGTCAGATCAGGCAGGAGATATTGATCTGCGCATAGCTGAAGACTCGCTGCTTGAATCACCTGACATGATAATCACCGTGCTGGATGATGATGGTAATCCACAATCGCGCAGTGCGCGTGAAGTACTGGATGAAGCGAACAGGGAAAGTGAGCAGGCAATACAGGATTCCAGCCTGTTTGATGTCGCTGTGGCGTGTTTCTTGAGAGGTTAAATTAAATGAGACAGGAATGTATACAAGCGGTCCAGCAGGCGGCGCAGCGCACGTTAACGGCGCGAGAAATACAGAACATTGAAGACCGCATTTATCGCAATATGCGCTCCATTGCTCGTGATGACCCTATGTCGTGGCGACAACTTTCCGAGTCAGAGCGGCTGTATCGTGCAGCACAATTGGCATCTGAAGAATTACAGCGAGAAGCGGCATTAAAGAAACGTCGTGTGGCTCTCACTATAGCCGCACGTCAGAGATTGGATAAATTTATCAATAGCTATCAAGGGGCTGATGGGAAACTTGGCGCTCTTAACCGTACTATTGCTTTTAATGCAGACGGTAAATCGAATTTCCTCTCTGTTGAGTCCAGAACAAAAGCCACTCGTGATTATGCATTGAGTCAATTGCAGGAGGCATTCGAAGCAGTTGATCCTCGCTTTTTTGGCCTGTTTGAAGATGAAGCGGGCGTGCGTGACCTGGTATATGAAATGCGAGGGCAAAATACTGGCAATGCTAAAGCAAGAAAAGGTGCTAAGGCGTGGAGAGAAGTGACAGATCTACTCCGCCGCCGGTTTAATGATGCTGGTGGGGACATTGGCTATCTCGAAAACTGGGGGATCCCTCAACATCATTCTATGGAAAAGGTTGGGGCGGTATCAAAGGATAAGTGGGTTAGCGATGTTATAGGTAAGCTGGATCGCAAATATTATATCCGAGCCGATGGACAACTGATGAATGATGCCGAGTTGTCTGCATTTCTTGGAGAGGCTTATAACACGATCGCTACTGGTGGGCTGAATAAGCTTACTGATACCGGAATGCGAATTTCCGGCGCACGTGCTAACCGTGGTAATGCATCACGACAGATACATTTCAAAGATGCAGATTCCTATCTCCAATATCAACAACTTTATGGCGATCGCTCTCTATGGGAAATCATGGTCGGTCACCTGGAAGGGATCAGTAAAGATATTGCTCTGGTGGAAACATATGGCCCAAACCCCGATCATGTTTTCCGTTCCCTTCTTGATCAGGTGAAGGCTGAAACGGCAACAGCTAACCCGAGTAAAACCGGTAGCGTTGAGCGGCTGGCGAACAAAACAGAGAACCTGTACAACTTTATTTCCGGAAAGACACAGCCTGTAGCTAATCCGCACATCGCGCGATGGTCTGACAATATCCGCAACTGGCTGGTTGCCAGCAGACTCGGATCCGCGTTGCTGTCATCGTTCTCTGATCTTGGAACCATGTATCTGTCTGCGAAGGTTACCAACCTTCCAATGAACCAGTTATTCCGCAACCAGCTTGAAGCTATGGACCCAACGAACCGTACTGAGCTTGCGCGGGCGCGCCGAGCTGGTCTGGCGATGGAATCTCTACTTGGCAGCGTTAACCGCTGGGCGATGGATAATATGGGGCCGTCTGTGTCTCGTTGGGCGGCAACGGCGGTAATGCGTGCCAGTGGGCTTACAGCATGGTCAGATGCGCACAAGCGCGCCTATGGCGTAACTATGATGGGAAGCCTGGGAGAAGTAGTGTCACGGACACCAGACCTTCGTAGCCTCGATGACTCTGATTTTCGTATCCTGAAAAGCAAAGGGATTACTGACACAGACTGGAGCGTATGGAAGCTGGCGCAACAGGAGGACTGGGGGAACGGTAATAATACGATGCTGACACCGGAAAGCATTATGCGTATCCCTGATTCAGCAGTTAAACATCTTGGTGAGCCTGAACGTGTGAAATTTGAGGCAATGCGTAAACTGCTCGGTGCCGTAACTGAAGAAGTTGATATGGCTGTTATTACACCGGGCGCACGTGAACAGATGTTCGTAGGGTCTGGTCTTCAGCGTGGAACATGGAAAGGTGAATTAACGAGAAGTGTTTTCCTGTTTAAATCGTTCCCTATCTCGGTAGTTATGCGTCACTGGCATAGAGCTATGGGGATGCCGTCTGCTGGTGGGCGTGCGGCATATATAGCAACGTTTTTAGCAAGCACAACCATGCTTGGTGCTCTTTCCATGCAGATTACTGATCTTATTAATGGGAGAAATCCAAAAGAAATGACCGGTGACAACATGGTTAAATTCTGGATAAATGCATTTTTAAAAGGTGGTGGGGCAGGGTTGTATGGTGATTTTCTTTTCTCTGACCACACCAGGTACGGGAGCGGCGCACTAGCGTCGATGCTTGGCCCGGTAGCTGGTCTGGTTGATGACGTAGTGAAGATTGCTCAGGGCATACCGTTAAATGCTGTGGAAGGGAAGAGTGAGCAGACTGGTGGTGATCTGGTGAAGCTGGGGAAAGGTTTGATGCCTGGTGCGAATCTCTGGTACTTGAAGGCGGCTCTCGATCACATGATCTTTAACCAGATGCAGGAGTATTTTTCACCAGGCTATTTGCGTAAAATGGAGCAACGTTCGAAGAAAGAGTTTAACCAGACATACTGGTGGCGACCTCAGGATGTCACTCCGCAATAAGGAAGTGTTGTGTTTTTAATTATTTTGAGTGTGATAATTTCTGGTGGATTGTTATTTATTGACCGCTACAAATATTTTCTTAACCCTCAGACTCAAGCTATTTGCTGGTTCATCTTTGTTGTGCAGGGAGTAGTTCTTGTTGCAAGCCTTATTGAGGGGAGGCCTCTTATTTTTACTGGGTAAATAGGTGACTACATGCAAGCTATAGGATTCATTGTTTATATCGTCGTTGGTCTTTTTCAGTTGGCAGCAATTATGGCTGGGCTTGAATCATGGTGGGGATTGCACTGGATAATTGCAGCCCCCATTGCTTTCATCGTGAGCTATATTCCATTTGTTGGAGCGATTGTTGGTATGGTTGGCGCTGTGGATGTATGGCGGTGGGAGTGGTGGCAGGCTGGCCTTCTCTTCTTTGGTGGGATCATCTTTGCTATTGTCTGCGGTGGAATGTCATCATTTTTCGAATGGCTATCATTCAGAAAAAGAGCGTGACATGTCACAGGCCGCTTTCGCGGCCTTGTTTTTAACGAATGCCACCGCCGCCCGGGCGGGAATCCGCAGAACGCCCACCGCAGCGGGAGCCGTCAGCAGCAGTATCGCTGTCGTGCTGACAGCGACCGGCAAAGGCCTGAGTTGAAGCTACCAGAGACAACAAAACGAACAGTGCAGCAAATGCTTTTTTCATTGTGAAATTTCCATCTATAAGCCACCTCAATGTGGCGTCAATGAGTGTAGCACTGACTTTTGTTTCGTCCACAAAAAAGCCCGCGCTGCGGGCTTACCAAAACTTGTACCACGGGGATTTATCCTTCAATGGACAATCCTTCCATCGTGTGGCCAACCATTCATATTCTTTAAAATATGTGTTTATGTTTTCTTTTTCTCTAATAGCTTGTATAAGAGGTAGCGCAATCTGATAGTTATTTACAACGGAGCTGTAAAATACTTCCTTAATCATGGTCTCATCATAAGTTTTCCGCTTCACGCTCACAGCCATGCGTTCGTAGAAACCTAGACAGTAAATTATTTCTCTCTTCTCTATCTTTTCTTCATCCGTAAGATCAGCCTGCCCATTGCTTGGATACATATAAGAGCGGAATGATTTGTTCGACTCGTGAATGCGGCGCATAGTAGATAGGCCTTTCTTATAATCTACATCAAACCTGCTTTCACCAAGGAATACTGAAGTGTGTACTTTTCTCGCTGTATTTACATTATAAATAATAGTAGCGATAGCTATGAACAAGCCAAGCGAAACCGCGACTGCACTTACGATTTGAGCCACAGCCATGGCAAATTGCATTTCTTCACTTAACACAAACTGTCTCCAGACATGAAAACGGGGCCTGATGGCCCCGTCATTAAACTATCCGAATGTTAAACGCCTTCGTACTCGTCAAATTTTCTCATGTGGGCTCCTCCTGTATCGGTGCCTAATCGCTATGGATCACCCGTAAGGTAATAGTACTCTATTCACCCCCCGGTCTGCAATCTGTACAGAATTATTTAAAGGCACATCCCTGTGCCGCCGCCCGTCAGAAGAACCCTGCCTTGTCGTTGATGTACTCCGCGTGTGTCTGGATATCACGCAGGCATTTGCTCACACCGACGATGTAGCAGAACATGGTGGTCAGTTCCGCCGCTGCGCCCGATACGTCGTGCCCGTCTTCCTGTAACTGGTTCAGCAGATTCATCAGCAGTGAGTTCTCCGTCAGGCCGAGAACACCAGACGGCGAGTGAATCAGACTGCGGTAGCCGGGCTTCAGCGGGGCACTGTAGGTTTTGTTCTCTATCTTCATTGCCTGCATTACTGCTGACGCCGTGGCGTTGGCTACCTGGTCGGCAACCATCTTTATGCGTTCTTCCTGCGGGAGCGAGTTTTTAATGTAACTTCCGGTGCGGCGGATCTGAGGAAGAACCTCACCTGTAACCCATTTACGAAAGCGGTAGGGGATAGTGCCTGGTGTCACCGCATCGCGGCAGCGGAGGATCAGTGTGTAGAGGCCTGACTCGCTGATAATATTGGTTTCGCCTTGACGACCTAAGTTAAATTTAGCCCTTTCATCATCATCAAGAGATTTGATTGACATGGTGGGGTTTGTCAGTTGAAGAGCTTTAATAACGTCTTTGGCAACAAACCAAGGATTTCCATCAATAACAATGGCTCGAATGGTTGCTTCTGATTCAAAATGAAAAACAGATGGGGTTACGTTAGCAGTCATGGCAATCACCTTTTAGTATGGTTAATCACCACCTGAGGTGCAAATCTCGTTGGTGGTGAGACGTACAGGGTTTGCACTACCGGCTAAAAGGACCCGGCGCACCTTTCGGTGCCCCTGCACGTCCCACCATAATTCTGGCATGACTGTGCTATACGCATAAAAAAACCACGTCTGGCGTGGTATGCGCCTTTTAGTAATCCGGGGTGCAAATCCCGGCACTGGATTTTGCCAGTGCTCGATTACTATGGCACAAGAGGAGTGCGATGTAAATTTACCGCAAAGGTAATGATAAACGCTGATAAATATAAAAATCAACCGTATTTGGTTGATTGCGTTTAACGCTTGATCACCTGAAAGCAAGATATTACCTTTAAGGTAATGTTATTGTGGGGAAAAGCAATGGAAGTTTTCTGGATAGTTGTTGGTGTGGTTGCGGTGATTATTTACGTTATCAACCAGAACAAGACTAAGATCTCTGATCGTACGGTCGTTAATCATAACAAAACGATAAAGACCGAAGATGGGGAGATAACGATTAATCGTACACAGGTGATAGAACACACCTCTACTCAGTTTCAAAAAACTGGAGGTAATGCGCCTAATATTTCCGCACCTCCTGCTTATGATAGTGCGGTAATCCAGACATATTATAAACAGCAGGAGTTAGCAAAAGAGAGGCAACTGATTCAGCCAAAGCCGTTTACAGCTGAGCTTCCACCTGGAGTGTCAACGCGTCCGGCATATCATGGAAGATTCCCTGGTGATGACATATCGTCTCAGTCATCTAAAAAAGCACCTCAGGCAGTATCAGAGCCAGCAAGAATACCTTCTGTATCGCCGCCAAAAGAAGAATCAGCTAACAGAGTTTCAAGTGGTAGCAAGCAGTGCTTGCGATGCAGAATAAACCTTCCATATGAAAAATTCAGGAAATCGTCAAAAAATCCAGATGGATTGACTAAGTGGTGTGCAAGGTGTCTCGATGGCCCAAAGAATACACGCCATATGAAGTGGTGCCCAATTTGTAATGTCCGCAGAAAACGAACCAGTTTTTACCCTAATAATCAAAATGCGGATGGCTTAATGGCATGGTGCAAAACGTGCTGGGACGAGCACAAAGCGAAACGATAGGCCGCTCTTGCGGCCTTTTCTTTATGTGGTTTGTTTTCGTAGTTGTTCGGCACAATAGTCGAGATGTGTTTGCAGATCCTGCATAGACATCTGTGAGCTGGTGACGTAGTTAATCAGTGCAGTCAGTTCGGCAAGTGGGCCATCGACATTAAATCCATCCTTATCGAGATCCCGGAGTAATTTCATCAAGTGCGATCCCTCCACCAGTGACCTGACGCCTCCCGGCGTGTGAATCCTTTCGGTAAATCCGTCTTCCAGTGGATAGTGATACTGCTGCATCTTATCTTCTCCATGCAATAACTGTATATTTATACAGTAGCAAATAATTTGTTTGCTATCCAGCACGTTTTGCAAATTACCTGAAAGGTAATATCTATTCGTATTCACAGTCTTTCTATCCATATGTGGTTTTTCAGGTAATAGAATAACCAGATATGCGGCGCAACGGGTGCTGCGACTATCTGGAGATTTAACATGACGGTCTCAACCGAAGTTGACCACAACGAATACACAGGTAACGGCGTTACGACATCATTTCCGTATACCTTCCGCATTTTCAAAAAAACAGACCTGGTTGTTCAGGTGTCTGACCTGAACGGTAGCGTAACAGAATTGGTTATGGATACCGGTTATACGGTAACTGGGGCGGGCACTTATAGTGGAGGTTCTGTTGTTCTTCCGTCGCCGCTTGCTGCTGGCTGGCGAATCACGATAGAGCGTGTGCTTGATGTGGTGCAGGAGACTGATCTTCGCAATCAGGGAAAATTTTTCCCCGAAGTTCATGAGGATGCATTTGACTACCTGACGATGCTGATCCAGCGATGTTTCGGGTGGTTCAGACGTGCATTGATGAAACCATCTTCGCTTGCAAAATATTACGATGCAAAGCAAAACAGAATTTCTAACCTTGCAGATCCATCACTTGAGCAGGATGCTGTAAATAATCGCTCAATGCGTAATTATGTCGATGCTGCAATCGCCGGAGTTGTTGGTGGTTTTGGTTGGTTTATTCAGTATGGTTCTGGGGCAGTATACAGAACGTTCCAGGATAAGATGCGAGATACCGTCAGTGTTCGCGATTTTGGGGCGAAGGGGGATGGTTTTAGTGATGATACCCAATATATTCAGCAAGCAAATGATACAGCCACATCAATTGGTGCCACATTACATTTCCCAAGAGGGGTTTACGTTTGTACTGATGGGATTGATAAAACGTGCGAGTGGACTGGTGTTGGTGCGGCAAAAATAGGTGTATTTCCACTAAACGATGATAAAGTTTATATGGTTCCAGGAAATAAGCACAAATTGCCTGGAACTTGCCTTTTATTCAAAGGTACTGGTAGCAAGGTATTTACTACAGGTAGAAGCGATAAATTCTCATCGATGCGTTACTGCATCCGTAATGTCGGTCGAAAAGATAAAGGTCTCACTGCATTTGGTAGGGATTTTTCTGTCGTTTGCGATTTTGACTTTAAAGATCAAGATGGAAACATAACGCAACCTAATAATGATAATTCTGCGGATTATGATGTTGGGTTGATACTTGACAATACCGATTTGTCAGGACCTGTTAATGTTACTGTTGGTGGTTACTTTAAAAAATCTGGAATTGTACACATGGGGCAGGATCCCGATGGTTGTACAATTATCAATACACGCACAATGGGGAACATTGGTCTTGCTATTATTGGTGATCAAACGGGAACTAACAGTGCATTCAATATGCACGGTGGCGCTATTTTTGGCAATGATCACCATAGTCGAAACACCGAACAAGGTGTTGAAAAATGGGGTGAGCATGCACTTTACATTGATATTCCATCATCGTCAGGAAACGGTTCTAGAAACGGTATTTCTTTTTACGGAACCTGGTTAGCGACTAAGTTGGATGTTCCTGTAAAATATGACAGATGTGGAGCCGTTCAGTATTTTGGTGTGGTGTTTGAGAATGCAACACAAGCAGGTAGCCAACAAGCTGGAGGTATTAAAAAACAAATTGGAACCAGTAATACAGGTGATATAGGTTTCTTTGGGTGCAGATTTAATTCAGACCAGATACGTATTTCTGGTGCCTTATTGGAGACTGCGACGGAATCGACAGTGATCGTTTCTGGAAGTAATGCTGGATATGGTGTTGAATTTTGGAAAGGAAAGGTTGGAGGGCGTTTTACAGGAAGCAAAAATCAAACAAATATTCAACTAACGGATGATCCAACAAAAACAACTAGTGGTATTGTTCTTCGTCGTGACAATACAGGAAATTTCCATGTAATGAAAGATAATGACATTAAATTATCAGTTGATGATAAAGGCATTATCACTAGATCATCTTATACAGTTGTTACTGTTTCTGCTGGAGAAATTACTGTTACCAGAAACTTTCATAGATTATCTGGAGGGGCGCAAGAGTTATCTACTATTAATGGTGGTAATGAAGGAATGAGGGTAATTCTTACACGTAATACATCAGCGGATGACATAACATTGAAGAATCAGATAGGAAACCTTCGTATCAATGGTGATTTCATGTTAGGTGCTTTTGACACCATCGAATTGATCTACATCGGAGGATACTGGAATGAGATTTCACGTGTAAATCACTCTTAACTTCTTATCGAAAATAGAGGTTATTTTTATTCATATATGGTTTATGTATCATAAAGCCACCAGTTAATTGGTTACACACTTAAAAGGTGGTTTTATGATAGCTCATCCAACAAGTGAGTCTTTAAATCAATGGCTTAGCATGGGGTCTCTTGCTGCTGTTATTGCTGGGGTTCCTCCGGAGGTGGCTCTTGGTGCTTTATCTGGCGCGGTAATTTTTGTTACCTCTGCAGTAGAGTACCCCATCCGTCGCCGGGTGCTCCTGTCGATGCTCAGCTTTCTTTGCGGCCTTCTCTTTTACAAACCAGCAGCATCAATTCTTATCGGCATAGCCAGCCTGATCCCTACCATCACGCAGGACTCTTTTGAAAAAGGGATTGTTTTCTCTGCTGGCGCATTCGTGTCAGCAATTGTCGCCGTGCGTATTGGTATATGGCTCTATCACCGTTCCGATAATCCACGCGAGTTAATTCCGGGGAGAAAAGACGATGGTAACGCATGAGTTTTTTTTGCTTATCACCAATGCAGTTATTTGCACTGGCATAGCAATTCGCGTTGTCACATTCCGGCGTAACGGCTCTCAACACCGAAGGTGGGGAGGATGGCTTGCTTATTTCCTGATTGTTGCTGCGGCCAGTATTCCTGTTCGTGTCGCCTATGCAATCTGGTTACGTACGCCAATGGCTGTGGATTTATCTGAGGTCATTATCAACGCTGTCATGCTAGCTGCGGTTATTAAAACGCGCGGTAACGTCGTTCAAATTTTCAAAGTATCGAGGTCTAAATATGGAGATTAAACAATTCCAGCGAGCTGCTGGTATTAGCGAGGCGTTGGCCTCACGCTGGTTCTCGCATATAACTTCTGCGATGAAAGAGTTTGGTATCAGCAAACCCGAAGATCAGGCAATGTTTATTGCTCAGGTCGGGCATGAGTCTGGGGGCTTCACCCGGTTGCAGGAAAATTTCAACTACAGCGTCACCGGACTGGCTAACTTCGTTCGGGCTGGGCGTCTCACTCAGGGACAGGCCAACGCATTGGGGCGCCGTGCTGGTGAACCACCATTGCCACTTGAGCGCCAGAGAGCGATCGCCAATCTGGTGTACAGCAAACGCATGGGGAACAATGCCTCTGGTGATGGCTGGAATTACCGTGGCCGCGGACTTATCCAGATTACCGGTTTGAATAACTATCGTGATTGCGGAAACGGCCTGAAAGTGGACCTGCTGGAGAATCCTGAACTGTTGGCGCAGGACGAATATGCGGCTCGTAGCGCGGCGTGGTTCTTCGCCAGCAAAGGATGCATGAAGTATACCGGCGATATTGCACGTGTAACTCTGATTATCAATGGTGGCCGGAACGGCATCGATGACCGGCGCGCGCGGTACATCACTGCCAGTAAGGTGCTGGCGGTATGATCTGGGCATTCGCAAAAGCATACTGGAAACAGTTGGTTATCATGGCGATGCTTGCTGTTCTGGTCATATCAGGAGTTGTTGCCTGGAATGTACACGGTAGCCGTCAGTACGACGCCGGGTATGCACAGGCGAAGGAAGACCGCAAAGCTGAAGATGAGAGAGTTCGTCAGCACTACGAACAGGAGAAAGCGACCAATGAACGTGAAGCTCAGCAGAGGATCGACCAGGCGCGCAATGATGCTCTTGATGCTGCCGCTCGCGCTGGCCGGTTGCAGCAACAACTCTTTGCCATCCGTGAGCAGCTCAGGCAGTATAACGCCATTGTCGGCGCTGGGACGTCAGCCGCAGACACCGGAGTTTTGCTTGCCGACGTGCTCAGCAAATCTCTCGAGAGAAACAGACAACTGGCAGAGTATGCTGACCGGGCAGCCGAAGCAGGAAGAGTCTGCGAAAAACAGTATGACACCCTGACCAGATAGCATGGCATTTTTCATGGCACTGATTTCCGGTGACGGTATATAAAACGGTACTAGAAAAATGAAGTTTTGGAAAAATGTTATCACTCAATTGGTTATGATTGTCGTAAATAATTGAGTGGGAATAAACCCGAACACTAAATGCTGAGGTTTTCTATTCGTACGAGGCTTCAGCATATTTTGGTAACAAAACCCTCTGTTCATCCACTGGAGGGTTTTTTATGCAATTAAAAAGCCCATAATCCTCACGAATTACAGGCCTGGTAGTGGAAAGACGATTAATTAAACCAACTGTCTGATTTATTCTCTTCTGCTTTACCCACGCTTTTCATCAAATCACGACCACCTTCAGTCATATTCCTGTTAGCGTCAGCTTCAGATTGTACAACATCGGTTTGCGCTGCTTTGTGTTTCAGTTCCTGATCGATAAATTCGTTCTCACGCTTAACGCGCGCTTCTTCTTTTGCCAGCGCCAGTTTTTGCTTCTGAATCTCTAAGTTGCGCAGCTCATCTTCATAACTTTGATCGCGCTTTTTATCCGCAGTGAATTCGGCGTCCCGTTTATCCTGGCGAGCTTTTTTATCCGCTGCTGCTGCTGCCGCTCTTTTATTCGCTGCGGCCTGAGCGTTTGCGCGCCGTTGCTTCTCTTGCTGGATTTCCCTGTTGCGCTCCGCAACCCATTCGTCATGCTGCCTTTGTTCTTCATTTTTGCCTTGCTGTTCAGCTTCTGCGACCGCAGAGAGTTGATCCTGTAATGAAGAGGCGAAAGCCGGGCTACTAACAGCAGCTAATATGGCGGCGCAAAGAAAAACTTTCTTCATGAGTCCTCCTGATAGTTAGCTCTTTTCAGGACATTTTGTATTTGGCTGAATACGCGTTTCGTTATAAGTGGTGGTAATAACAACGGCTAAACCCGTTGTGAACTGGCATTCTTTACCCACCTGGGTGGAGGTGTACACTTTGGTGCCTTCCTTATAAGTTAAAGAGACACCTTCCACTAAGGTTTTATCATTCACCATAGTACCCGCTGCCGCGCCTACAGCTCCGCCACCAACTGCACCAGCCGTTGTTCCGGAGTTACTACCAGATCCAACGTTATGGCCGATAACGCCGCCTGCGACAGCGCCAATAAGTGCGCCAAAGGCTTGCGCATTCCGTTTATTTTGTGAGTTATCTACGGCAACTTTTGCGGGAAGAATGGAGATAATATTAACGGTTTTAGTTTCTTGCTTTGTATTCAGTTGATCGGTTTGATAGACATCGGCGGCATGGTCGTCAGCATTTGACTGGCATCCTGCCAGGGTGAATGACGCTAAAATTGCCACAGGCAGAAAACATTTTTTAAATTTCAT